AGAGCGCGGCCAATGTGCGTAGCCTTACGGATCCGGTAGCCTTCCGGATAGCGGAACAGACGGTGCGTGCCTCCGCCGCCCGAGACGAAGGAGAGCGTGGAGGGGAGAACGCCCAACCGCTTCTCCAGGCGGCGAAGGTTCGCTGGTCCGCCCGAACGCGGATCAGTCTCGATATCCACGAGCCCCGTTGCCGCTCCGAACGCAATGCCGACGTTCGAGGACGGCCACTGCTCGTACCAGCAACGGATCTCCTCGGCGTCCGTAGTCGCGTCATCAATCCAACCGGCGATCCGGGGATGCTTCCCGGCAGCAGGACAATCCGCGACCCCGCACGTACACAATCCCGTCTTCGTAATGGAGTGAATCGGGATCACGCGCCACCCTCGGCGGGCGTAGGAGAGGGCGGCGGAAAGGGTCGGGGAGGTCGTAGCGGTGGTCATCGAGGTTCTCCTGAATCGGGGAAAGAAGAGAGGGAAGAAGAGGGAATATTGTAGGAAAGAGCTGTTTACGTCAGCAGTCCGGGCAGTAAGTCGTATTCTTCCCCGGTTATATAGCGGGGAGAAGGTCCATAGAAAGGAGAAAGAGGGAAGTGTGGGTATTTACCGTATATTTTATACTCTTATTTCTTTATTTATATATATAATATATAATAATAAATAAGAGTAGAAAAGAGTGGGTCTTAGATTTTTTTTCTATATAGGCCGATTTCGCCCGAAGAAAGGAGGGGAAGAAGGGAAGAGGTCGTGAATGACTCGTAGCTTCTATGAATCATGAAACTCGATAGCCTCGTGGATGTGAGCTCGAAGAAGCGACCCTGTCCCATATCCAAAGCCGATGTCGCGGCCATCGTCGCGGATGTCTCAAGAGGCGTCCCGTGGAAGGTCGCGGCGACGGCTCGCGGACTCCCGAGAGCCTCTTTGACGGAATGGCTCAGGCTCGGTCGGACGATGCACAAGGCGATGATTGAGAATGGAGCCTTCCCCGAGAGGACCGGACCGCTGGAGTGGACACTCTACGAACTCGCGGTTGGGATCGACAAGGCGCACGCCGAGTTCGTCCGGAGGCAGGCCCTCAAGATCGGAGCCGGGGCGAAGAAGTCCGTGGAGTGGGCGTCATGGGTTCTTGAGAAGCGTGCGACTCGCGACTATGGCGAGGCGGAGGAGGTCGATGGGGCCTCGCCGCTCTCGACCGGACCGCGCATTCAGATCTACGCTCCGGTGAACGCTCGCGGACACGCCAATGGATGAGGTCATAGAGATCCGCCCGCACGGCGGTCCCCAAGAACGGTTCCTGGCTTGTGACGCTGACCTCGGGTTCTACGGAGGCGGGGCGGGCGGCGGGAAGACATGGGCTCTCCTCTTCGATCAGGCGCGGTGGGCTTCGACCGTCGCGGGCTTCGCGGGCGTTGTCTTCCGCCGAACCTACCCGGAGATCATGAACCCGGGCGGGCTCTGGGACGAGTCGGAGAAGCTGTTGCCGTACTTCGGAGCGACCCCAACCCGCTCCGCGCAGAAGTGGACGTGGCCGAACGGTTCGTGGATCAAGTTCTCCCACCTCCAGTACGACAACGATGTCCACAAGTGGCAAGGCGCGCAGCTGGCGGCCATCGCCTTCGATGAGCTCACGCACTTCTCCCAGGCCCAGTTCTTCTACCTCCTCTCCCGCCTCCGCTCGCGATGCGGCGTCCGCCCCTATATCCGAGGAACGTGCAACCCGGATCCTACGTCCTGGCTCGCGGAGTTCCTCTCGCCCTGGATCGACAAGGACGGATTCCCGAAGCACGAGGTCAAGCGACTCTATATGGGGCGGGTCGGCGGACGGATCCTCTGGGAAGAGGAGCGACCGCCGCCCGGGGAGATCGCCTACAAGTCGGTCGAGTTCATCCCCGCGAAGGTCCAGGACAACCCCTCGCTGCTCCTCGACAACCCCGAGTACGTGGACACGCTGAAGTCCCTGAACCTCGTGGACCGTGCGCGGCTCCTCGACGGCAACTGGAAGATCCGGGCGGTCAGCGGGACGTTCTTCAAGCGTGGTTGGTTCAAGTGGCTACCGACCCGCCCCGCCGACAAGAACATCCGCTGGGTACGCTACTGGGACCGTGCGGCGACCGAGGTGAGCGAGAACAACACCGACCCGGACTGGACGCGTGGCGCGCTCCTCGGGCTCGACGGGAAGCGCGTGATCATCGCGGACATCACGGGGCTTCGCGGACCGCCCGGGGAAGTTCGCCGCCATATCCGTGCGACCGCTGAGATGGACGGGACGGACGTTGAGGTTGCGCTGGAGCAGGATCCCGGTCAGGCGGGCGTGGTCGATGTCGATCAGCTCACCTCCGATCTCGCGGGCTTCGCGGTCCACCGCGTCCTTCCCCACGGCCACAAGGCGGACCGCGCCAAGCCGATCTCCGCGCAGTGCGAGGCGGGCAACGTCGCCCTCGTCCGTGGCGAGTGGAACGAAGAGTTCATGAAGGAGGCTGAGGGCTTCCTCGACAATCGCGAGACGAAGGAACCTCAAGGCTATCATGACGACCAGATCGACTCCGTGAGCGGAGGATATACCTTCCTCGCAGGCGTCCCAACTCCGAGGATACGAGTGCTATGAGCAACCGATTCACCAACGCCCTTCGCGCTCTCTTCGGAGCGCAGGTCAAGATCAGCGGCACTGCCCCCTACGTCATGCTCCAGTTCACGGGGCAGTCGGAAGGGATCGCAACGCGGCGGAACTTCGCCCAGTACGCTGAGGAGGCGTACCGCAAGAACGTCATCGCCTATCGAGCGATCAGCGTTGTCGCCCGAGGTGCCGCGTTCATCCCCTTGGTCGTGAAGCTCGGGGAACGGGACGCTCCGCCGAACCATCCGCTGTGTAAGCTCCTCCGCCGACCGAACCCGTGGCAGGGCGGGGCGTCCTTCTTCGAGTCGGTGGTGGCGTACTATCTCCTCAGCGGCAACACCTACATCGAGGGCGTGGGACCGGACAACGCCCCGCCGATTGAACTCTACTCGCTCCGCCCGGACCGCATGCGCGTTGTCCCCGGGGCGGTCGGCATCGCTGGCTACCTCTACGAAGTCAACGGACAGAAGAAGCGCTGGGCGGCGGATCCGATCACGGGCCAGTCTCCTATCCTCCACCTCAAGTCGTTCAATCCTCTTGATGATATCTACGGCATGAGCGCGGTCGAGGCGGCAGCGTACTCAGTCGATCAGCACAACGAGGCGGGGAAGTGGAACCAGTCGCTGCTACAGAACGCTGCGCGACCGTCCGGAGCTATGGTCTATAGCGGGACGTCCTCGATGAGTGATAAGCAGTTCGAGAGGATGAAGCAGGAGCTCAACTCCGCCATGGAGGGTTCGGCCAACGCGGGGCGTCCGCTTATCCTTGACGGCGGGCTCGACTGGAAGCAGATGTCGCTCACGCCCGCTGAGATGGATTGGATCAACGGCAAGCACGTCTCCGCTCGCGAGATCGCCTTGGCCTTCGGAGTCGCCCCGCAGCTACTCGGTATCCCCGGTGACTCGACGTACTCGAACTACCAGGAGGCGCGCCAGAGCCTCTACGAAGACACGATCATCCCGCTGTTCGATTCGCACCTGGACGGGTTCAACGCGTGGCTCGGCCCTGTGTTCGGAGAGGACGTCCGCGTTGAGATGAACGTTGACGATATTCCCGCGATGGCGCCCAAGCGTGCCGCTAGGTGGACCGCTGTACAGAACGCGACGTGGATGACGATCAACGAGAAGCGCGAGGCAACGGGCTTCGAGCCGTCAAAGAGTCCGGAGGCGGATGAGATCTTCATTCCGTCCGGGCTCCTCCCGCTCGCGGGCTCGATGGAAGAACCGGATACGGACGAGGGCGAGGAGCACGAGGAAGCCGAGAGCGAGAAGCCCGAGAGCGAGAAGCCCGAGGACGAGAAGCCCGAGAGCGAGAAGCCCGAGGGCGACGTCATCGAAGCCCCGGTCAACGAAGTCCAGACCACGGCTCTCAATGGCGCGCAGATCCAAGCCCTCGCCTCGATCATCGAGCAGGTCACGACCGGGGCGATGAGCGCGGAGGTCGCTGAGGCTCTGATCCGCATCGCCTTCCCGGCGGTCGCGGACAGCGCGGTTGCTATGCTTCTGGCGGCTCTCGCGAAGGCTCCGAAGAAGCCCGCCGCGAAGCCCGTGGGCGAGCCCGAGGACGAGGAGGACGAGGAGGACGAGGAGGAATGAACTGCCCGTGCTGCGGCCTGTCCCGAGACGATGGCGGCGGGCGATGCGCTCGCTGCGGAACCGATATGGAGGACGATCATGATCAATCTCAAGTCCGCCGCGTCCCGTCGAGCGGAGGCGCGGTCCCAGCTCAGGATGATCGAGGTGATCGAGCGGAGGATGGCGCCACGGTTCGCGGCGGAGTTCCTACGGGCGACGAAGGCGGCAGCGTCAGCCTATCCGAACTGGAAGCCGACGTTGGAGGAGCACAAACGGAATATGCTCCGACTACTGCGCGAAGAAGGCGAACGGGCGGCAAGGGTCGCGGCAGAAAGAACGCGAGGCGCAATCAAGAAGGCGATGCCCTGGTGCCTCGAAAGAAAGGCAGACACTGAAGACCAACTCGTGCGGCGGATCGTCCGCTGGGCGAAGAGGAACGCGGCGAAGAAGGTCACCGGGGTCGCCAACACGACCCGCAAGCGGATCGCCAACGCGGTCGCCCGAGGGATCGGCAAGGAGGAGTCGTCAGCGCAGATCGCTCGACGGATCCGCGATGAGGTCGAGCCAATGTCCTACTCGCGGGCTCGGACCATCGCCCGTACCGAGTCGCATCAGAGCGCGATGACGGGTCAGCAGGAGGCGGCGGAGGTGACGGCGGAGGAGCTTGGGCTCACGATGAAGAAGGAGTGGATGGCGACGATTGACGACCGGACCCGCGAGAGCCATTCAGCGGCGGACGGTCAGATGGTCCCGCTCGACGATTCGTTCACGGTCGGCGGAGCAGATCTCCGCTACCCAGGCGACCCGGGCGGACCCGCCGAGGAGGTTATCAACTGCCGCTGTGTCGTAGGATACGAAGCGAAGTGACGGAGTATATCGAGGCGGTCCTAGATTTGAAATCCCCTCACGCTAGACTCGACCCCGTCATGGGACACCTCATCGTTCCTTTCCTCGAAGTCAAAGAAGACGCCTCCACTCCGGGACGCTTCAAAGGCTACGGTTCAACGTTCGGCAACGTCGATCTCGGCAAAGACATTTGCGCCAAGGGCTGCTTCAAGCGGACCCTGGAGGAGCACTCGAAGGGCGGGACGCTCCCCGCGATGTATTGGATGCACGATAGGAAGGAGCCGATTGGTGACTGGCTCGACGTCCGCGAGGACTCGCGTGGACTCGTAGTCGAGGGCCAGCTGTGGCTGGAAGCCGGGATCGAGAACGCGAAGAAGGCGTACATGATGATGAAGGGAACGGGACCGAAGGGCATGTCCATCGGATACTCGACCCGCAAAGCGGAGTACGATGACAAGAAAGGGACGCGGACCCTTCTGGACGTCGATCTCCCCGAAGTGTCCATCGTGGGCTACGGGATGAACCCGAAGGCTCTGGTGACCTCGATCAAGTCTCACCTCGCTGACGGCATCGTTCCGACCGTTCGCGATTTGGAAGCCCTACTGCGGGATGCGGGGCTGTCCGAGAAGATGGCGAAGACGCTGCTGGCGAAAGGCTATGACGGACTGCGCCGAGATGGGGCAGACGAAGACGCCAAGGCCAACGCGGAAGCGCTGAAGGCTCTCCGGAACATCCACCGCCTCTTCCTCGCGGACGAGTGCTGACCACTACCAACCTCCCCAACGAAGGATTCCGACCATGACCCTCGAACTCAAAGAGTTCACCGACCAGTTCCAGAAGGACTGGGCCGACTTCAAGAAGACCAACAACGAACTGATCAAGGCGAAGGCGGACGGCAAAGCCGTCGCTGACCTCGAAGAGAAGATCGTCAAGCTCAACTCCGCTCTCGACAAGCACAGCGAGACGAGCGAGAAGCTCGCCAAGCTGGAGACGGCGCTGAAGCGTCTCCCCGCTCTCGGCAACCCCGAGGAGAAGTCCCCGGAGCACGCCGAACACAAGGCTGGCTTCCTCAAGTTCGTCCGCAAGGGCATCGACGATGGCCTGGCCGAACTCCAGACCAAGGCCCTGTCGGTCAACGATGATACCTCGGGTGGCTTCATGGTCCACGCGGACCTGAGCGGTCGGATCATCAAGCGCATCTTCGAGACGTCGCCCATCCGCTCCTACGCCAACGTCCAGTCGATCTCGACGGACGCCCTGGAAGGTCCGGTCGATACCGACGAGGCGAGCACTGGCTGGGTGGGCGAGGCGGGCGTGCGCCCGCAGACCAACACCCCGAAGATCGGCATGTGGCGGATCCCGACCCATGAGCTGTACGCCATGCCGGCGGCGACCCAGAAGCTCCTCGACGATGCGGCCTGGAACCCCGAGGAGTGGCTTGCCGCGAAGCTCGCGGACAAGTTCGCCCGCGTGGAGAACACCGCCTTTGTTCTCGGTGATGGCGTCAATCAGCCTCGCGGCTTCCTGACCTATCCCACCGTGGCCGAAGACGCGACCCTGAACTTCACAGCGCTGAAGAAGATCGGCAAGATCAAGACCGGGACCGCTGACGACTTCGCTCCGGTTCCCGCCGCTGGTACCGATCCCGCCCAGGCCGACTCGCTGATCAACCTCGTGTACTCGATGAAGACCCAGTACCGGGATATGCCCGGCTCTGCCTTCGCGATGCACCGCACCACGGTGGGTCGGGTCCGTCGCCTCCGCGACAACCTCGGCAACTACCTCTGGATGCCGGGGCTCGGGGCTTCGCCCTCGACCGTCCTGGGCTACCCCATCGCGGAGTTCAACGACATGCCCAAGCTGGGTGACGCGAACAAGTACGCGGTCGCCTTCGCGAACTGGCGCGAGTTCTACCAGATCGTGGACCGCATCGGCATCCGCGTCCTCCGCGACCCGTACACCTCCAAGCCCTTCGTCCTGTTCTACTCGACGAAGCGGACTGGCGGCGACGTCCTGAACTTCGAGGCGTGCAAGCTCCTTGAGTTCGCTGCCTGATCGTAGGACGGGCGGGAGTCTCTAGGCTCCCGCCCGTCCGCTGCTCTTTCACTCTCCCTCCCCGCCGACTCCGCAAGAGGTCGGCATCACTCACCCCCTACCCTACAAGGGAATCTTTCAATGCCCAACCGCGAAGAGATCCACATCTGCGTCGAGAAGCTCCTGGTCGCCACGACCGCCGCTGCCGATGCGACTCCCGTCAACTCGACCGCTCTGGACACCCAGGGCTTCGACTCCGCCCACTTCAACCTCCACATTGGCGCCGTCTTCGATGGCGCGATGACCTACAAGGTTCAGGAGTCGGAGGACAACGTCACCTTCACCGATGCCGTCGCCGCCGAGGTCATCGATGACGGCTCCGCCCTCGTCGCGAGCAAGACCAAGCGGGTCGCCTACGTCGGCTCCCAGCGCTACGCTCGCATCCAGGTCACCCCGGTCGCCCTCGACGTCTATACCGTCACGGGCCACATGGGCTACGCTGCCCAGAAGCCGACCGACAACCCCGCCTGATCGGTCGTTCCTCTCCCTCCCTCGTCCGCGAGGGAGGATGAGCAACGACCTACCTGGAGGACTCCTCGATGCTTCCGACCAATTGGGCTTCCTGCGTCGCTGACGCTCCCGCTATCGACGGGGCGGCGGTCGTTCCGAACGATGGCGCTGACCTCGCCGCTCCCGCCCGTGCGCTCTGGATCGGAGCGGGCGGAACGCTCCGCGTCACCACGCTCAAGGGAACGGTCCTCGACTTCGCCGCCGTCCCGTCTGGCTACGTCATGCCGGTCGCCGCCGTCCGCGTCCACGCGACCGGAACGACCTGCTCAAGCATCGTGGCGTTGTTCTAATGATTGGATCGGGCATCACGGTGTCGAGAGACGGAGGAGCCCCAAGGCCATCCGCTCTCGTATTGCCTTGGTACAACCGAGTCATCGCGGCGGGAGGATCGGTCGCTGCCGTACAGGTCGAGGCGTTGAACGTCTTGACGGCGACCTATGCTGCTATCGGTCTGAACGATTCGACCTGTCGTTTCAATCCTTTCTGCGGCCTGAATCTCGCCGCCGCTCTCGTCCCCGTGTTTCGCGGGGGCGGTCCCGATCTGGACACCAACGCGAACTTCATTGAGTCAGACTTCGTTCCCGGGGTCGGGCTCAAGGGCGACGGCGCGACAAAGTATCTGAACACGGGCGTCGATCCAACTACGCTCGGCGCGAACGATTCGCAGCACTTCGGTGTCTATTCGCTCGACGCTGGCGCGGTCCTTTCCGCGTGCGAGATGGGAACCACAGGAACATCCCTGTCCTCGGCCGTCCGGTGCTGCTTGTTCGTGAACCATCCATCAACCGACACGGCGGTGGACTGCTATAGCCGCACAACCTCGCGCGCCTCGGCAGTCGTGGCGAACAATCGTCGCCTCATCCTGTGCAACCGCACCGCCACCAACGGCACGCGAGGATACGCGGACGGCGTGCTGTTTGGCACCGCTGGTGCCTCGGCGGCTTCCCGCCCGACCGCGCCATACTTCGTGTTCGCTCGGAACAACAACGATGCCGGGCCAGATCTTCCGACGTCACGGGCCTTGGGTGGCTACACGCTCGGCTTGAAGATGGCGATTGCTGATGCCCCGGTTCTTTCCGCTGCGTGGCGGGCGTACTCCGAAGCTATGGGGAGGGTGATCTGATGAACCTTGATGCGCTGATCGTCAACGCGACGGACCT